GGTCTGACCGCGACAGGAGAGAAGCACCGGCGCCGAAGGTCATTTCAGCGACAGCATACAGATCGCCTTTCGTGGGCTGACTCATGGGATCGGTCAATAGCTCTTGAAGCATTCGCTTAGTGTCCATTGTGATGTAATCTTAATAATATATACAGACAAAAGCAAGTGTTTTCTTCGACTCGAACGTTCAAGTCAATATATTTCGTTATGGACTTTTGCTACCCGATCATCTATATTCGGAATGTGAAAGTGTCCGATCTGACATTCGATCCAGACAACGCGAACAAAGGAACGCCGCGTGGTGAAGGGGCTTTAGACAGATCGATCAGCCAGCTAGGAGTAGGCCGCTCCATACTCGTAGACAAGAACGGCGTCATCATAGCTGGCAACAAGACGGCACAGAAAGCCGCTGAACTGGGTATCGATCACGTCGAAGTCGTGCAGACGACAGGTAACACAGTCGTCGCCGTGCAGCGCACCGATCTGGATTTGCAGACAGACGAGCAAGCACGGCAGTTAGCGTATGCTGATAACCGTGTGTCGGAATTGAGTCTGGACTTCGACGCAGAGCAGATGCTTCAAGATGTCGAAAAAGGCGTCGATCTGGCGCAGTTCTGGACCGAACAAGAGCTTGAAGAAATCTTCGAACGGGCCGTTGATCAGGGCGAAGCTGATGACGGCCCGTTTTCTTCGTTTAATCCAGACTCTGACGAAACTATCGCATTCAAGTTCGGTGACTATTCAGGCAGAGTCAGTGCTGATCTGTATCGAATGTTCAAAGACAAATACGAATCGATGCGCGATGACTCTGGTGAAGTAATGATCGATGGAGTTCTGCGGCAATGGCTGAAGCTGGACTGCGTGAGCGCATAACACAGTCGCGTGCTAACAGGGAAGCGATGATCGACAAGTTTGGTATGATGCCATATTCGATCTTGCGACTGTCGCGTGGCGCAGAGTCGCAGATGATTCACAATCTTCAGCATGAACACCCTGAACGTCACCCACAGAAACAAGAAGGCGCAAAGCTCAAGCGTGAACGGCTGCGTGCAGCAGGCTACAAAGGTGGCTCTGCATCGAATGTCAGGCCGAACAGAGGCACGCTCGGCGCATCAATCATGCCTGCTGAACTTGTCGCATTCTTCATCAGATACTATTCTGCTCCTGGCGAAGTCTATCTTGATCCGTTCATGGGGCAAGGTGTGCGACTGCAAGTCGCCTTGAAATATGCACTTGGCTATCATGGCTACGATTGCTCAGAAGAATTCTTCGCGTACATCGACGCGACTGTCAAGATGACGAACGCAGATGTTGCGTATCATCTTGGTGACTCACGATATCCTGATTTGATCGAAGACAACATAGGTGACTTTTGCTTCACGTCGCCGCCATACTGGGACATTGAATACTATGGATCAGAAGGCGCGCAACTCGGCTACAAACAAACATATACAGATTTTCTGATAGGGATGTTTGACGTCGCAAAAGCGTGGCACAGTAAGTTCAAGACAGGCGCAACAGTTATCATCAACGTCAACGACTTCAGAAAAGACGGCAAGTTCTACTCGTATCACGCTGACACGATCAAGCTGTTCAAAGATGCAGGCTACATACTCACAGATACGTGGATCATCGAAGGGCTTGTAGGTGGAATGCCGAAAGCGTTCGCTGTCGATTTCAATCTGAAGCGCATCGCACCGAAGGTGCATGAATATGCGCTCGTATTCAAAGCGTGAAGCTGATCAAGGTCAGCGCGAAGTGTGCGCGTCTGAAGTTTCTTGGCTGCATACCTGAATATATAGCAAGTACGTGTAAAGGCGCGTGCTGCCGCCGTTCTGGTAAGAAAATGGCGCTGATCAGCATCGACACTTCAGAAGAATCAGCGATCAAAGCTTTCGGTGTTGAAGTCGCAGACGGGCTGATCGCAGGTACAAGCGATTTCAGATGTGACTTTCAAAACAGAACGACTGAACTGTGTGATCTGCACGGCACAGAATATAAACCGTTGGGCTGTATCGCATCACCGTTCACGTTGAACAAGAAGCGCACGCTGATCGTCAGGCACAGATACACTGCGCTTCGCTGTTACAACGCAGGACAGCGCATTCCAGCATATATCGCGTTTCGTGCATCACTTGATGCGTTGCTCGGTGAACAGCAGGCACAAACGCTGCATGATCATCTTGAACAAGGTGGTGGCGACAAATGGGTTCCGATTGAAGATCGAACCTTTAATCTGTTGAAGGACAATGATTTCAAGCGAAAGGTAGTGGTTGAAAAGTGCCATCAAGGGTAGCGAAAACAGCGCAAAGAGAAGCACGGCTTGTCATCGTTGCGCAGATGTTGGTTGAAGGATATAGACCGACAGCAGTTGCAAAAGCGACGAACGTTAGCCCTGCAACGATCACGGCTGATAAGAAGACGATCTTTAAGCGCTGGCAGGAAGAAACAGCAGCAATAATTGGCAAGCAGCGCGAAATAGTGCTGCGGCAGAACGAATGGATTCTGCACGAAGCAGTAATGGCATGGCACACATCGCAAGAAGATCGTAAGCGCACGACGCAGAAGGTCACCGAAGGCGTCAAAAAGGGTCGCCAGCGCAAAGAAGCCAGCGAAACGACTGAACAGTCGGATGGCAACCCTGCGTTCCTTCAGATCGCAGAAAATGCGCTGAAGACGAAGCGCGAATTGCTCGGTCTTGATCAGCCACAGGAAGTCGACGTCAATGTTCAGCACGCCGGTCACGTTGTTCACACAGCTATCGGATTACAGGAAACTGTGGCACTACTTGCGCAAGTTGCCGACGAAGCAGATCCGCGATCACTGCCGACATCTATGCCGACTCGACTTGTTCTTCCTGCTGCGGTACGGGCTCCGTCGAACGGACGTGAACGATCAATGGATTCTGGACAGGTGCAGGGAAGTGCAAGCGAACCCGAACGGGATGATTGATCTGTGGGCGCGCGAGCACTACAAGTCTACGATCATCACTTTCGGTTTGGTCGTTCAAGACATTCTGCGTTCACACGGTGACGACAAGTGCCATGATCTTGGTGATGAACTGACGACGTGTATCCTGTCGTTCAACAGGCCGACAGCGAAGTCATTCTTACGACAGATCAAGACCGAGTTCGAGCACAGCAAGCTTCTTCAATCGTGGTTTCCTGACATACTCTACGACGATCCAAAGAAACAGCCGTCGAAGTGGAGTGAAGATGAAGGCATCGTCGTCAAGCGTACTTCGAATCCCAAAGAAGCGACTGTCGAAGCTTACGGACTCGTTGACGGTATGCCGACAGGCAGACACTTTCACGTCTTGAACTATGATGACGTGGTGACAGAGCGTTCAGTGACGACACCCGATATGATCAAGAAGACGACAGACGCATTCAAGCTATCGATGAACCTTGGCCGTGAAGGTGGCGTGAAAAGGTACATCGGCACCCGCTATGATGCTGATGACACGTATCAGTGGATGCTTGATGAGTCTATCGCCACGCCACGCATATACCCTGCTACGACCGATGGTGAAGCCGAAGGCGAACCTGTATTGATGTCGACTGCGTATCTGTCTGAAAAGCGTAAGATGGGACCATACATCTTCAGCTGCCAGATGCTTCAGAACCCGGTGCCCAATGAAGACGCTTACTTCGATATGCAGTTCATCCAGCGCTTCAGGATGAACGGGGGAACAGGCAACGGACAGTTGCCGCAGCGTCTTACCAAGTACATGGCGTCTGACTATGCTGTCACCGAGGATGGGGGGGATTGGACTGTTCACGGCGTCTTTGGCATCGATGCAGAAGACCATATATGGGTGCTTGATTGGTGGCGGGGCAGAACGAAATCTGACGTTTGGCTTGAATCCGCATGCGACTTGCTGAAGCTTCACGCACCTGCTACGTGGTTCGAAGAAAAGGGCGCGATACAGAAGTCTGTCGAACCTTTTCTTGTCAAGCGAATGCGTGAACGCAAGGCGTATGTCAAGCGTGATGGTCTGCCTGCTGACAGGAACAAGGCAGCAAGGGCACGTTCTATGCAAGGGCGTGTTCAGATGTGTATGCTGCACATTCCCGACGATGTGCCGTGGGCTGACGACTTACTGCTTGAAATGAAGCGCTTTCCGTTCACGACTGTTGATGATCAGGTGGATGTGCTGTCATTGGTCGGGCTCGGCGTCGACAAGCTGTACGGCGCTTACGTGCCGCCGCCGCAGCCTTCAAGAGCCTTCAACACCGGCAACGTGGTTCTTGATGCATTGCGGGCGAAGATCAACAAGGGCAATGGAAGGTATCGATAACAAAGTCGAAGAACTTCAGGGACTTATCGACATTTGCTTGGTGAAATAATGAAACAAGACGACATCAAATACTGGCGCGACACGATCAAGAACTGCGAGAAGTTCTACAAGCCGAAGCACGAAAAGTGGAAGAAGCTGAT